TTTCCAAGTGAACCTTCGCAACCCGGTGAAACTAATACGGTAACTGCCGGAGCTATTTATGGGATACTTAGAAGTGTAGGGTTTACGCAAAGTCAAGCTACAACAATGGTAGCTATTGCTAGAGCTGAATCTGGTTTTAATTCAAATGCTACTAATATGGTTGGCCCCGATAATTCGTATGGTTTGTTTCAGATAAACATGATCGGGAATTTGGGACCAGCTAGAGAAGCGATATATTCTAGTGAAGAGTTTAAAGAAAAGTATGGTTTGTCCGGTGAATGGCAAGGGTATGAGACGTTGCTTGATCCACGATGGAACATAGCTGCTGCCCACCATACTTTTGAAGAAGCCCGACGCATGACAAATGCAGGGAATTACGATACGCCGTTTGATCCGTGGTCAGTTTACACAAACGGAGCATACGAACAATTCTTACCTATGGGTGAAGAAGCCAGAAGGAGAAGCGTTGTTGATGGCGACGGAAGTGACCCAGGGTACGTTGGCGACGGAGGCGCTCCCGGTATTGGAGGTGGCGGTGTTGGAGGTATGCCAGAATTTGATGACGAAGTTTACGCTTTCTTAAATGAACAATTCGGTGCAGGCATGTATTTCTTTATGCAGAACCGGGACGGTATGCGAATCGGCCTTCTTGCTGACGGTACACCAACAAATTGGAACGACCCAGACGCAGTTGACCTAGTAGACATGGCAACATACATTGCCGAGAATGAAATAGTTAGCGAACCAAGAATCCTATCTTTATTTTCGCAAACACAATGGTGGCAAACAACAGACAACGCCATGCGAGAATTTGACATCGCATGGGAAGGAATGAGCGACCCACAAAAACAAGAATACCTAGAACCCACCATTGACTTACTTGAAGACAGAGCGCAATACCTAGGCGTTGACATGAATAGGGAAGAGGTATTTGAGTTAGCTAAAACGATTAAGCGGTTCGGTGATAGTGAAAACGCTGAAGCAATTAACGTAGCTGTGTATGCTTACGCTCAGAATTTAGAATTTGCTAATGATTTGTCAGCTTTTGAACAAGACAAAGATGAAGTAAAGAAATTGGCTAATAGTTATTATGTGCCGATAACTGACGGAGCAGCTCAAGATTGGGCTTCACAATTATTTGTTGAAGCAGGTAACGAAGGCGGTTATGAACGGGTTCTTGACGAATACGAGCAGTTCCTTAAACAAGCTGCTGTTTCTCGTTTCCCGACATTGGACAGGGCAATTAACGAACTAGGTGTAACTCCAGAAACATTTTTTTCTCCATACAAATATCAGATAGAACAAATGCTTGAACGGCCAAACATTGACATGGTTGGAGAGTTCGCTGACGTTATTGAATACATACCTGAAGGCGGTATGGAAGCTCGCCCTATGACCTTAGGTGAAGTTCGGAAATTTGTTCGTGCGTTACCTGAATGGCAACAAACCGGGAACGCTAAAGATCAAGCAAGGGCGTTGTCTTTTGCTATAGGTAAAACATTTGGGGAGGTAGCATAATGGCTGAAGAAGAAACTGTGCTAGATGACGACGCAGTTGTTGACGCTACAGACGAACAAGATCGTCGTAACGCTTTAGAGATAATTGAAGACACGTTAGCTGAATATGGTTTAGCTGGTTTAACAGACAGGGTTAATGCGATGCTAATGGAAGGCTCATCTGTTGAAAGCGTACTTATCCAAATTAAAGACACTGACCAGTTCAGAGATCGTTTTGCAGGAATGCAAATACGGAAAGATAACGGTTGGCCAGCGATAAGCCCTGCTGAATATATACGTTTAGAACGTGACTACCGGAACTTAATGGAAACAGCAGGGTTACCTGCCGGGTTTTACGATAACCCGGATGATTTCGCAGATTTTGTAGGCAACGATATTTCCGTAGCTGAAATGTCACAACGAGTGTCTATGGCTTCAACAGCGGTAGCTAACGTAAATCCTCAACTTAAAAACCAGTTGCGTGAAATGTACGGAATTGGTGTAGAAAACGACGGCGAATTAACAGCGTATTTCCTGGACCCGGAACGAGGCGTAAGCGTTATTGAACAAAGGTTACAGATGGAATCCGCTGGTCTTTCAGCAGCAGCGATACAAGCAACCGGGCAAAAACTCGGTAAAGGAATTGCCCGTCAATTAGCGACTCAAGACGTTCAGGAACGTGAGATAACGCAGCGTTTAGCTCCACAAGCTGGATTAACGCAAGCTACTCTTGGAGGCGAAAGCGCTACAACTACTGAATTAGCTGCTGCTTCATTTGGTTTAGATTCTGAATCAACCGCTTTGGTTCGTCGTTTACGTCAACGTAGGCAAGCAGGAGCGCAACGCCAAACAGGTGGTTTAGCAACCGGAATGGGTCTTGTAGGGCTAGGTTCTAGTCCTGGTCAAATAGATTCGTAGGTTGTAGACGCAAACCCTGATTTTCTCTATATTTAGGTATGGAATCGGCCCCATTAAGAGGGCGAGCTGTTTACACATAATTAAACTCCGTTGGCATTCCACCGTTGTCAGCGTGTATGAGAAGGTGAGTGACATAATGGAAACAGAGTCTACTGAAACCGAAGAAGTTTCAAGTACCGAATCCAAACCAAATTGGCGTAGAGAACTCGAAGCGAAAGCTAAGAGAGCTGATGAGCTTGAAGCTCAAGTTCAACAGATGCAACGCAAAGAAGTGTTTCGTGATGCTGGCTTAGATCCATCTAATAAGATGACTGAGTATTTCATGAAAGGCTACGAAGGCGAGCTAAATGTTGAAGCTATACAGGCTGAAGCTGCTAGCGCAGGTTTATCAAATACGGTAAACCAGGCGAATACTGTTAATTTGGAGCAACAGGCGCAGTTTGCAGAGCAAGTTGAAGCGGAACGTAGAATCGCTGAAGCTGGTGATGATGCTGGTCCTGTGGCAGATCCTCAATTTGAGAGTTTAATTAAACAAACGAATAATATCGATGAACTTCGACAGTTGTGGGAAGCTAATGGCGGTACTTTTAACGCTATGACGTGAGGTAGGCTCCAAAATTTAATTGGAGAATAGCCTAATGGCAATAACACAAATGAGTTCGCTGAACTCCGCTGGTAATGCAGCGTTTGAACAGCTCGCTTACTTTGCGTTGCGATCACAACCTCTTTTTGAGATGGTTGCGGATGTGAAAACCACAAACCAATCGCACGCTGGTGCAAGCGTTAAGTTCACAAAGTACAGCGACCTATCACAAGCTACTTCAGCAATTTCCGAAACCGCTGACATTTCCCCTGCAACATTGGGTGATGCACAGGTTACGGTAACTCTTGCTGAGTACGGTAATTCAGTACAAACCACCGCTAAAGCACGTGGAACCAGCTTCTTAAACATAGATGCTGACGCTGCGAACATTATCGGTTACAACATGGGTGACAGTCTTGATAAGATCGTTCACGACATCGTAACTGAAGGCAGCAACGTACTATATGGTGGCGATGCTACAGCTACAGGAGAACTAGCAGCAGGCGACATTATTACGTCGAATCTTGTTCGACAGTGCGTAGCTAACCTACGAGCTGCTTCTGCACCTGCATTCAATGGCAACGTTTACGTTGGATTTATCCACCCTGACGTTTCCTACGATCTGCGTAAAGGAACAGACGTAACTGACGTTATCCAACACCAAATCCGTCAGGATGGAAATGCTGTCCGCACAGGTAGCATCGGTACATTCGGTGGAGTTGACTTCATTGAAACACCAAGAATCACGCTAACCGCTGACGCTGGTGCTTCCAATGTTGACGAATACAAAACTGTAATAGTTGGTAGACAAGCTCTTGCGAAAGGACACAGCCGGGCAGCCGGTTTTGGTGCTGATCCAAGCGTAGTATTCGGTCCTGTAACCGACAGCTTGCGCCGATTCAACACAGTTGGTTGGTATCACCTTGTAGGATACGGAAGATTCCGTGAGGAATGTATCCGAAGGATTGAAACATCATCCTCAATAGGAACTAACTAATAGTTCCTAAACGATATTAGGGAAGGCTGACTTTACTGGGAGGTTGGCCTTCCCTATATCTTTCTTTATTCGATTATATTATTATTGGGCATCATGGAAGATGAACGAATAGATGTCGCGATAACCCCAGAGCCGATTGAAGCCAGGGTTGCTGTGACAGACGAGGAGAACGCTGATGGCTAGCGGACTTTATGGGATAACTTTTCTGAACG